TTAAGATACAGGATATGTATACTGTAGGATCTGATGATAAACCAGTTTCTATCAATGAATACAAGAAGATGCTTTACGCAAGTGAAGAGTTTAAGAAAACAAACGCATATAAAAACCGTTCAGTGAACGACCTGCAAACATTGCTTAGGGCGTTCAATATTGGAAGTAGGGCTTAGTGGCTACACCTAAAACACCACCAAAAGTTAGTACTGCTGGTATAATAAACTCTAGTCAACAGTTTGCGGCAAGTAAGGCTACACCTGCAAAGGCTGTACCACCTTCAAGGACTACATCTGCAAATCAACGCGAGAGTAGAACTTCTACGCCAACACAAACCTTTAGGCCAGCAGCAGAATCTTTTATCCCATCTCCTAGCACTAGAACTCCTACAACATCTAAGACTACTACAACTAGGACTACTACTGCAAAGCCAGAGATAATTACTCCATATGTCCCAGGAGATACTGGTGATACTGGTGGCGGTGATACTGGAACCCAAAGAACAATGACAAGTCGTGTTCCTAAACTTGACTCTAAAGGTCAAATAGTTGGATGGACTATTAGTTGGAGCGACGGAACTGTAACTTGGGAGAATAACCCAGAGTATGGCAAGCAACAGGATGCATCTAAATCTAATCCTGCATATGCTACTATCTCAAAGATTCTTGAATCATATGGAATCACAGGCCTGGCTTCTGTATTAGAAGAGATACGCAAAGAGTATCCAGAAGCAAGTAGCGATGATGTCATAACATTACTACAGTTTGACGATAGATATAATGCTAAATTTAATCAACGCTTTAGCGCTAACCTAGACCGTCAAAAGGCTGGTATGTCAGTACTGTCCCCTGGAGATTACCTTGCTTTAGAGCAAGGATATAAGAAGATATTTAATGCATATAACCTGCCTAACTTTAGCACCCAAGATTACTTTAATAAGTTTATTGCGGCTGATTTAAAGACTACAGATATTGCCGATAGAGTATCATTAGCATTTGATAGAGTTCTAAAAGATGAGATGGTAGCAAATACATTTAAGAAGTTCTACCCATCATTAACTACCACAGACATTGTAACTGGTATGCTAGATCCAACAAATCAATTCCCTGCCTTAGAAAGAAAAGTAAGAGCAGCAGAAATTGGTGGAGCAGCCCTACGTCAAGGACTGGTAGCAACCGAGCAACAATCTATGGAAGCCGCAGCAAATCTTCCTTTCTCAAATGTAACAAGAGGAACTCTTGGAGCAGATGTTATAGCACAAGGAGATATAACTAAAGCACAGGCTGAACAGAAGTATCAGACTATTGCTGGAATGCTTCCTGACATAGAGAAGATAAGTTCTATCTATGGAAAGACCGAAGCACAATACGGTAGATTAGAAGCAGAACAAGAATTATTCCAAGGTCTAGCATCATCGGCTCGTAAGAGACAAAGACTGCAAAGCCTTGAAGAGGCACAATACCTAAAGAAATCTGGTTTAGGTAAAGGTGCATTAGGAAGTCAAACAAACCTATAATAGAATCCTGACGCGGACCTATCGGCCCTCGCGCAGTGTATAAGACCGATAGCAAGAGCCAGCCTATTTCCCCGAATAGAACTGAGGCTTGCGACTAACAACGAATAGAAGGGTGGGTTGCTATGAGCAACAACTACTGGGAAGACGAAGACGAAGACCTAGATACAGATACAGATACACAAATGGATGGAAGTGACTTACTTAAAAAGTTACGTAAAGCCAAGCGTGCAGATGAGAAACGTATCAAGGAACTTACTGAGCAACTTGAGGGATTATCCAAGGTGCAGCGTGAGAGAACCGTCAAAGAAGTCCTAGAAAAGAAGGGTGTCAACGCAAAGGCTGCTAGACTTGTCCTTAAAGATTTAGATGATGTTAACGAAGAGTCAGTGAATAACTGGCTTGAAGATAATGCTGATCTATTTGGAATTAAGATTAACAAGGAAGAGCCTAAAGTTAGTGAAGTAGACAGAGCAGCCTTAAGGCAGCAAGATATACTTACACAAAGCGCTATGACCCCGGACCGAGCAGAGGATTTAAATCTTCGCATCGATAATGCAGATTCAATGGATGCATTATTGGATGTACTTCGCTCACAACAATAATTCCGTTCATAGTCACTTGGAGGTGACAAATGGCTAACAGTTATGTATCAACTGACTCCGCTTCATTAGGCGGAACCGCAGGTGCTGCTGGTTTAGTACAGAAGGCGTATGATCGTCTTCTAGAGTTTGCTCTCCGTTCTGAACCACTAATTCGTTCAGTCGCAGACAAGCGTCCAGCACGTCAAGCAATCCCAGGATCAACAGTCGTTTTACAACGTTATGTTGACCTATCTGCAGCAACTACTGCTCTGACAGAAACAACTGATCCAGATGCAGTAGCAATGTCAACACCAACCTCAGTAACCATTACTCTTAACGAGTACGGTAACTCAGTGTTGGTAACACGTGCTCTTGAGTTATTCTCATTAGCAGATGTTGACCCTGCAATCGCAAACATTATCGCTTACAACCTAGCAGATTCTATTGACTCCGTAGCAATGACAACATTGCGTGGCGGTTCAAACGTAATTTACTCAGGTTCAACAGCAACATCAACTGCAACTATCACAGCAGCCGCAACTATTTCTTCAGCAAACATCCGCAAGGCTGTTGCTAAGTTACGTGCTAATAAGGCTGTAGGTCGCAAGGGCTCACTATACTGGACTGGTATCCACCCAGAAGTATCCCACGATCTACGTGCTGAGACAGGTTCAGCAGGATGGTTACTTCCTAACCAATACGGTTCTTCACAAGATCGTATCTGGGCAGGAGAAATTGGAACATACGAAGGTGCATACTTCGTAGAGTCTCCACGTCTGTACTCAGCAACTGATGGTTCTTCATCTGCAAAGGTGTACCGAACAATCATCGCTGGACAGCAAGCATTGGCCGAGGCAGTTGCCGAAGAGCCACACGTAGTTATCGGACCAGTAGTTGACAAGTTAATGCGTCACCGCCCAATGGGTTGGTACGGCGTACTTGGCTTTGCACGCTACCGCGAAGAGGCACTATACAGAATCGAATCAGGTTCTTCAATCGCTTAGTTGATTGACGGTAGGGCTAGAGGAAACTCTAGCCTTACAGTAAGTTCATTAAGGAGAACTATGGCAGACTACGTCTTTAAAACTCCCACAGTTCGTGAGGGTCCAGCAGGAAAGCATAGACTATTTTACTTCTATAAACTAGATAGAGGTATTAGTATTGCTAAGAGCGGTGGAATATATTCACGGGTTAGATACGTTCTTGATGAAACAATAGATGATTATCAGGAATTTTATCGTGGTGGATACAATTATATAGTAAATGATGCTACCAAAGCAGCACTAATTGCTGGTGGTGTAGGAGTAACAGAAGCAAACTTTACAGCAGTATAGGGGACAAATGAAACACTGGGAACATCATCCGACTCCAGTAGATGGATGTTTTGGATGTAAAGGTTTAAGTCTTCAAATGAATACTGGAGATGCTAAACGAGATATTCCGGATAAGAAATGGAACTCTGAGTTACAGGCTTATCGGGATGCAAGAGCACAAGGAATACAACCAGCAGGAACAACTATGCGTCACGTACAGGAAGCGCATAGGGCTTCAGAAGTATTAGGTAAAGCGTATGATGCGGACACTATGCCTAAGACTAAAGACATAACTCCAAAAGCCGCAGCCGTAATGAAAGAGATAGGACAAATATAATGCCAAAAGTAGGAAAGAAAAAATTCCCATACACTGCCAAGGGCAAGAAGGCTGCAAAGGCTTACGCTAAGGGCGAGAAGATGGAATCAAAAGCAGAGAAGATGATGGAAATGCGTAAGGGTATGAAGAAGATGGGCAAGAAGAAGTAATATGGCTGCCCCTAAACCTAAGGCAACTCCTAAACCTAAAAACTTAACAGGTAAAGCAGCAATTGATGCATACCAAAAGTCAATATCTCCTAAGGGTATGGCTTCAGCAGAGGCTGCTGCTAAGGAAGCAATCAAGAAGAAATATCCAAATATGTTTCTTCCTGAGACTCGCACTATGCCAGGAATAAGAGGACGATAATGAAGAAAGCAGCAGCAAAGAAAAAGATTTCCAAGGTTATGAAAGAGTACAAAGCAGGAACTCTTAACATTGGTAAGTCAAAGAAAAAAGTAAAGTCTAAGAAGCAGGCAGTTGCTATTGCCCTATCTCAGGCTGGAATGTCAAAGAAGAAGTAATGTCATCGGGTCAACGCAAGCGCCACGACGGTTGGAACAAGTCTATTATGCGGGACGGTATGATTGTTATTCTCCGAAAGGATGGACGGGAAAAAACCCGTCTTGACCCTAAGGCTAAAGAACTAACCAAACAATTAGAAAAGAGATAAAAATGTCAATAAATTATCCAGGTGGCACCGCAGGTTTTTACGATAAGCCTATTAAAAATAAATCCGCTAAACCAATGAAACCACCCTTTCAGCCTAAAGTAAAACCTGGCGGACCAATCCTTCTTCCAGGAAGTCCAAAGTCTGCATTTCCAAGACCAGTAGCAACGAATCAACGTATGGTTGGTGGAATTACCAAAACTGGTGGGAAGTCAGTAAATCCTACATATA